GAAGGTTATACACTTCGAGAAATTGCTAAGAAACTGACCCTGAAGAAACTGACCCCCCCTAATGGCGGCTTATGGCACCCGAACACAATTCGACAAATACTTCTCAGCCCGCAGACAAAAACCAGAAAGAAGGTTGCCTAATGTTGAACCCTGAACCGATTGACTTTAGCCCGCTAATCAAGGCACTTCAAAGCGCACAAGGGAAAGCAACCTTCGGCGAGCAACGGCTACAAATAGAACTGGCAATAGTGGCTTCTGAGATGAACCCTGAACCAGATAACTTCTGCGATCTTCTCTGGGCAATAGAGGCAATAGGGGAAATAGATTTTTCAGTTAGGACTTGGAAACCAGCTGAACAGGCTGAAGAATTCTTCAAATAAAGCTAGTAAGTATCTAGTCTAAATAGACATAAACCGCAGGTATAAAGTGCCTATACACCCCCGAAAACTAGGGCTAACAGGGCATAAGAGTTAAAAAAGAAAACCCCTATCTCTAGGGGCTTTCTAAACCTTAACTTCGGGCACCTTCGCTAAAAGGTTAATGTCCTCTCGCCCTCTGCTACATCATTAGTTTAGGGCACAAAGACCGCGCGGGGCAATACAAACAAACTAAAGACACGCCCAATAATGGAAAAACTTTACTCAAACCAGCTAAAGCCACAAGATAGAAGCACAAAGCCAGAGATTAAGTCTGACTAGTGAAGTAAAGTTTCAACAAAGCAACAAATAGAAGTCTGCGCTAACAGCCTTCGAAGCACCACAAACCTTAACCAAGCCTCATAGCAGGGGCAGAAAGCACCGCTAACCTAATGTCCTATCTACACCTAAACCGCCTTCTTGCGCACTCAGACAAACTTGATCTGACCCCAGCAGACCGCCTTCTAGCTTGGTATCTGGCATACGAAGCAAGAAACAAAACTAACGCCTTCTCGAACGCTTCAAGCACCCTATCTAAGACCCTTGGGCTGAACAGGCGAACCATAAAACGCAGCCTCGCTTATTTGGTAGATATAGAGCTATTCGAACGGATCAAGCCAGAAGCCAATTCAAGGCAAGCGGACACTTACCGCCTGAAACTTTCTTGCCCTCTCAATTGTGAAAATGTCGAAATTCATAACACCCCCTCAGAGTTAGCAGCTATCGAAAATAGCCTCAAACTAGCCCTGACTGAAAACACCTCTGAAATGCGACACGCCCCACTGAACGGACAATTTGTCCACTTAAGCGACATACAGACCCCCCATATAAAGAACAAAGAAGAAGAAGAAGAAGTTTTAGCCTCTGAGCTTCTAAAAAGTAAAGTCTTAGGGCTTATCAAAACCACCCTGAAGCAACTGAAAACCAAGACTGAAGACCACTTCACACTTCAAGGCTTTATCACCCTCAGACCTGAAGAAATACTTAAGGCAGCCTTGGATCTATTCGAAGCTAAGAAACTGGATAACTGGCGAAGGCAAGAACCTTACTTACGAGCAACTATTCAAAACAGCCCTAAGAACCTTCTGAGCTACGCCGAAGACCTAGCACTTATAGAAGCCAGCCTAGATAACTTCGAGAGCACTTATGAAGCCTTGACGGCTAAGAGAGATCTACTTAGAAAAGAACTATCTGAAACTGACTTCGACAGCAATAAAGCCCCAGCCCTGAAAGAAGACCTTCTGGCTATCGAAGCCGAGATAAGAACTTATACAAGCACAAACCCAGAAGCGAAAACCGCTGAGAAGTCTTATGTAATCGGATCCACGCCTGAGAGAGTTTATTTTTTCTGGCTAACCACGCTTTCGGGCTATCTGGGGCAAGGGGGCAAAACTTCAGAAGGCACCTGGCTAATGGAATTTGACCTTCTTGAAAGCCTTATCAAAAAGTTTTCTATCGCCTCTAAATTCTTAGACGCTTCAGCTGCGAAAGGCACCCTAAGCGAAGGGGTTATCTATGGCACTTATGAGGCTTTAGAAATTCTTCAAGTTGCTTTCCAGTTCGCAGGGCTAGAAGATAACTTCGAATTTACTATGGACAGCCACGGCGATTTGGCTATCCAATTTGGCTACAATTCGCGAAACCTTGGCACTTTAGAAGTGTTGCTAACCAGTGAAGAAAAAGCAGTCTTAGACGCTAGAGATGAAGCGATCCAGAAAGCCAAACTTCAGTTCAGAGAAGAAAACAATATTCAAGGCGAACACACGCCAGCCAAATTCTTTCAAACTGAAATTTACAAAACAGCGAACCAGCTACACCCTGAACCTCTCACCCCTGAAGGCAAGCAGCAACGCTTAAAAGAGTTTTTCCAGAAGATAACTGAACAGGCTAACGATCACTTCGACAAACTTTCTAAAGAGAAACAGGGCGAAACCTATTCGGGCTATCTGAAAACGATTTTCACTTGGCAAGATGACCTCGCCGAATTCTTAGAGGCATACCCGAAAAGACCTGAGGGCAACCAAGACTTTAGAAAGACAGCAACCGCGTTTCTGAAATTGCGACAAAGTAAAACCCTTGCCGAAATTATTGACGCAGCTAACCTCTATAAAACTTCTTTAGGCGACACTTTCCCGAAGTCTGCGGCTAACTGGCTAGATAATCAAACTTCAGAAGCGAAGGCTTTAGGGGGCTTCTAATGCCGTTTTATGACGATCCAGAAGTGAAACTTATTCAACGCACTATTCGAACTCACGCTAAAGAACTTTATTTAGCTTCAGACATAAAGCCAGAAGACTTCAAAGACCCTCACCGCGGGAAAATTTGGGAAGTCATACTGGACACCCAAAAAGTTAACTGGAACCCTTACTGGGATCTATTCAGCCCTGAAGCAATTGAACGCTTAGGCGGTAAAGAGAGCAGGGCTTTCAGTGATCTAATGGCGATAGACGGCTTAGAAGAAGTTCACGGCTTAACGCAGTATTACGCCGAACAGGTTAGGCAGGGGGCTAAAGACCATAAGAAACTTTTACTTCAAGACCTTCTAACAAAACCAGTTTTGAACGATAAAGATTTAGCTGAAGCGGACAGGTTGCTATCTGAAATAAAGAAGCCCCTTGAACCTCAGAGAGAAACCACCCCACTAGAAGACAAACTTAACTGGATAGATAGTCTTCAAACCCCCGAAAAAGTTATTCCAACTAACTTTCCTTCGATAGACGAATTCATAGGCGGCTTCAGACCTTCAAGCTATTACCTATTAGCGGGAAGAACAGGCAACGGAAAAACTAGCGTCGCCCTGAACCTAGCAACCAATATTCGAAATGCGAAAGTAGTTTTCTATTCTCTGGAAATGCCTCTGAAATTTATTCACGCCAGACTTTCCACAATTCAAACAGGCATAGAAAACCCGATAAGCGACGAACCCCGCCAGCCTGAAGATCTATCTGAACTAGCCGCCAGCTACGCAGTAGAAACCTTAGACAACATAAAATTTATCGGCACCCCTGAGGGGGGCTTAACAATTGGAAAACTACTGGCAGACATAAAAGCAAGGGTTAGAAATAGAAGCTGCGAAATAGTGTTCATAGACCAGTTAGACAACATAGCCAGCGACGGCAAATTTTATTCAAGCCCCACTGACCGCATAAGCGATTATTCAGCGCAGATAAGGCAACTGGCTAAAGATTTAGATATTCCAATTGTTTTATTAGTTCAGATCAATCGCGACGGAAACGACGAACCCCAGCTAGTTCACTTGAAACAAAGCGGGCAATTAGAGCAAGACGCAGCCGTCGCCTTCATTGTTCAGAGAAAAGACCCTGACGCTGAAGACAGCGAACTAGTTTTCAAAGTTGCCAAGAACCGCTACGGCAGAACAGGCAAGACCTTCTTCAACTGGAAAGGCAAGCTTCAACGGATCGAAGAAAAACCTAACCTTATGCCTACATACAACCCCGCGAACTTTACGCGCAAAACCTCAGACACTTCGAAGACCACTTTCTAAAGGGCGGGCTTGTATAGGGGGTATAGCGTTTTCTTTCTATGAAAGTAAGCTACACCCCGCACCTATGTCCAGATTTTTCGCCTAGGCTCAAAGGTTTTTTAGAAGGATATGATTAAGTTATGCCTACACCCGCGAAGCCCTTAGAACTAAAAAGAAAACTGGGAAACCTAGGACACCAAAAACTTCCAGACATAAATTCAACGATCACTTTAACCGCGGGTTATGTTGAACCTCACCAAGCTTTAGGGGTTGCGGGAACCCTTCTCTGGCAGAGAGTTTTCAATATGGGGCAGACCTGGATAAGCCCTCGAAGTGATGTTGAACTATTGCTTATAACTTGTAAACAATTGGACAGGCAGCTTCTATTCGAAGAACAGGTTGCTAAACGCCCTGAAGACTTCCACGCCAGCCGCCAGCTTCTAGAACTAGAAAATGCGATAGTAAGAAACTTAGGGCTACTTGGCTTAAGTGTTGATAGTAGATCCAAATTGGGGCTAGCTGAGATAAAGGCTGAGAGTAAGTTAGACCAGTTAAAAAGACGGCAGCAAGAACGCGAACAGTTTAGACAGCCCCTTATAAACGCCCTATAAAGTGCCCTAGTAAGTGGTTAGTCTAATTAGGTATCTAAACCCGATAAACGCTTATAAACCCGCCTAGCAGCCTTACACGGAGTTTTTTCTGAGGTTAGGCTTTCACCCCACGCAGTAAGAGGGATTTTTACACAATAGGCAAATTATTCGGCTTGTATAACCGCGTATAAACCCCGCCTTGTAAGTGGTTAGTCTAATTAGTTATCCAAAACACCTATAAGGCTTATCTACCCCCTGAACTTCAAGCGATTAGCCTAGTTTTATGAGCTTAGAAGACGATCTACTAAACATAAGTGAAGCTGCGAAGGTATCGGGTAAGTCGATTATGACGATCCGAAAATACTTGGGGCTTACTGGACAGCCCTCTAGGTTGCCGAACGCTAGAAAGGTTATGAAGACTGGCGAGAACCAAGAAACTTGGCAAATACCCCTCAGCGATTTATTCAACGCGGGAATTATGAAAGGCAATAAGCCAGCCCCAGCCCAAGCCACCCCAGAAGAAGTTTTTGACCCGCTAAATGTCTTAATGTTGAAAGCCGAAAACGAAGCACTGAAAAAACTTAACGCAGCCTTAGAAGCGAACTTGGCAGACCTTCGATTATTGGCAGGGCGATCCATTGAAACCGCAGAGAAGCAAGCTGAACGCAGAAAGAAATTCTGGCACCGCTAACCAGAGATAACCTCACCTAAAACCCCTTTATTCCCCGCCCCAGTTGTTATAAAACCTTTATAAGTGTTATGGGTTGTAAGCAACTAATAACAAATAGGCTAAAAACCTCTAAGGACAAAGGGCGAAAATGAGAGAAAAACCTAAAGCGATTATTTACACGCGGGTAAGCACAAACAGGCAAAGCGAAACAGGGCACAGCCTAGACAGCCAAGCGGGGCTTCTTATTGCTGAAGCTGAAAAGCAAGGCTACGAAGTGGAACTAGTGGCAGAGATAAAGTCTGCGAGCAACGGATCACGCCCAAAACTTCAAGAAGCCTTAGCAGACCTCAAACTAGGTAAAGCGCAAGCCCTATTCTGCCTAGACATAGACCGCCTTGGAAGAAGTGCCATTGACCTTCTGCGAATAGGTGAGAGAGCTAAGAAAGAAAACTGGCGGTTATGGATCTCTAACTTGGGCGGGGATATTCTTGCCTCGCCTAGTGCGAAACTGACTTTCGGAATTCTTGCGCAATTCGCCGAAATGGAAAGCAACCTAATCTCGGAAAGAGTTTTAAGGCAACACGAAGCAAGACGCGACAGGGGAATAACTTGGGGGGTAGATGAAGGCTTCAAAGGCAGACTGGATCCACAAGCTAGAAAACTAATTGCCAGACTTTACGGCGAAGGTTATACACTTCGAGAAATTGCTAAGAAACTGACCCTGAAGAAACTGACCCCCCCTAATGGCGGCTTATGGCACCCGAACACAATTCGACAAATACTTCTCAGCCCGCAGACAAAAACCAGAA